TTATTGAGGATTAAATATATTATGATGTTTCACACAGGTCAAAGATGGTCAAAATCGACTAGAAAAATGTTGTTAAAAAACAAGACTAAAAAAGTCAAATTAGTAGCTCATAAATCTCCTATTGACTCATCAATATGCCCTCCTAGGCAGACTTATAGACCACCCTCTCTTAATTCAGGTGCAGGTGTGGCTGTTAAAAAAGACAATCAAGTTTATACTGGTAGTAATATGAAAGGTATTGGTACGTTGCATAAAAGCAACGCTGTGCCTATATTTACTGATGAAGAAGCCAAAGATCAGGCAAACATGAGGAGATAATGCTTGACTATTCGGCACTTTACCCGTATAATGGTATTATAAATTAAATTTATGGAGATTTACATGAAAAACTTAAAATTCAAACCTTATCAAAAGCTTCTAGTTCTATTTGAACAAAAAGCTAAGTTAAGAACTTCAGCACCATTTGGTTATGTTGAACTTTCTGTTGAAGAGATTGAAAATTCTCTCGCTAATGAAATTCATATGTATAGACTATCAACTTACATTTGGCACATTAAAGTGAATGTAGGTGGTATTGTGTCAAGTGTTCGTGGTGATACACCAGAAACAAAACGCAAAGTAGTTGCGTATCGTATACATAATTGGGATAACCAACGCTCTGCCGGTAGAGGTGTTGTTGAAGGTGTCCGCCAAGCTCTTGTTAGACAAGGTCTTATGATTGCCGGTACGTCTAATTCAACCTATAAATTTAGGGATGGTATTGTGTCGAAACCTAAAATGTTTAGACCAAAAGTGTCTAATCAAGTAAAGACTCTCAAAGATTTAAAAGCTCAGCCAGCTGAGTATAAAACCGAAGAAAAATCCACAGAGGTTGCCTAATGAAAAAAACTCTTTTAGCACTTTCTCTTTTTGCTTCAACCGTGTTTGCTGAACCAGTTATAGGCATAGGAGAGTATAATTACGGCCCTAATACACCTGAAACTCTTGCTTGCACTTTAGCAGAAGAGAAGGCTAAAGAGGCCGCTATTTTGAATAAAGTCGGTGAAATTGTAGAAATCATTGAATATCAAACTTGTGATGGTCCTAATTGTGATATGACAAAAGATTTTGTAAATAATGTCACGGGTGTAATTAAAAGTATTATTTCTACTAAAATTGAAACAATCAAAAGAGAAGGTATGACAAGTTGTATTGTGACAATTAATGCTGATGTTGAAGCCGTAGAAAATGATATATCTTTTTATATTTACGGTGATAATTTCTTTAAGGCAGAACAAGAAATAAATTTCATTGGTATTTCAAATCAATATGGTAGAGTATATGTTTTCAATCAAGAAGGTCATGTATATAGAAAAATATACGAAACCAAAATTGAACATCCAGGTTATGAGTTTAAAATACCTGATGATGGTAGTAAAATGGTGGCAAAATTACCAGATAATCGTGATATTTCCAATGAAAGGTTATTATTTCTTTTCTTAGGGGTTGACATTTCGGTAAAAGAAGTGTATAATCATGATGAATTAAGTAGGTTTTTAGAAAGTGTGCCCGTCTTAAAAAGGCGAGCTGTTTATCAATTAGCACAAATCGTGAGGTGATTATGAAAAATGTATATTACACATTAGTTGGTGTTACTGCTATATTTACGGTGTTATTCCTAATGACAGGATGTGGCACAATAGGCGGTGCAGTAGATGGTGCTGGCGATGATTTAAAAAGAGCTGGCAAGTATGTTAAAAGTATTGGAAAGGATGATAAATGAATAAGAAATTATTGATTCTCCCCCTAGTTTTAGCGGTTGCTTCTGGTTGTAGTTCAATGAAGTATGACACAGGCTTTGAGTTTAAGGCACCTGAGTTTGGTGGTGGTGACCAAGGCGATCAAGTAAACTATCCAGATTGGTATGACAAACTTGAGAGTGATAACGATAACTTGTATTCAGTAGCAACTGAATTTTCAAATGATTTTCAGTTTGCTGTTGACAAGGCTATGTTGTCAGCTAAACGAGAGTTGGCATCAAACTTTTCATCCCATGTTGAAGCAATGTTTAAAGACTTTACTTCTGAACTTGGTGATGTAAATGTTTCAACAGCTAATGACATTAACAGAACGACAAAGTTACTTGTATCAAGAGTCAACCTTGTTGGTGTTCAAAGAACTGATTTCAAAGTTGTTCACGAAAAAGCAGGATATCGTGCCTTTGTGAAATTAAAGTATTCGTCTAATTTGTCGAATAAGCTTATTCTTGACCAAATCAATAGAAATGCAAAGCTCAAGAACAAGCTTGAAAGTACCGAAAAGTTCCAAGAACTTGAGGATTCCATAAACGCCATTCAAGGAGATAATGTATGAACCGAGTGAAAGTTATAGCCTGGTTAACAGGTTGTTCTATCGCTGCTTATTCTGCCTTTTGCACAGCACTTGTGTCTTGGGTCGGAATGGGCTCTATCATTTCAATTCACTTAGTAGGGTAAACCATGAACATATTTTATTTGAATCGTGACCCTATCGAATGTGCTTTACAACATTGTGATAAGCACGTGGTAAAAATGATTATAGAATATGCTCAACTCATGTCAACAGCTCACCGTGTATTAGATGGTGAGCTGTTTTTTGACAAAGCTAAGAATGGTCGTAAGTTAAGAAGATTTAGATTACCTGATGATAGAGATTCAATACTCATGTTATCAGTACACGAAAACCACCCATCTAATATATGGTTAAGAAAAGCCGATGCCAATTATAATTGGTTGTGGGAAATGTGGTATCATTTAAACAAAGAATATACATACAGATATGGTAAAACTCATGCCTGTTATAGATTGGTCAATAATCTAAAAGAAACACCAATGAACATACCAAAAGGTAGTTTTACGCCACCAACACCAGCGATGCCTGAAGAATGTAAAATTGCCGGTGATTCTCTAGGGTCGTATCATAAGTATTATATAGAGAAGAAAAATTATTTCGCCAAATGGACTGATAGACAAATTCCAACTTGGTATACTGAGGGACTAAATAACTACAATGCCAACATTTCAATTTCTTAACAATGATACCGGTGAGTTTTTTGAAGATTTTTTGACAAACTCCAAAAGAGAGGACTTACTTGCTAAGAATCCTCACATACAACAAATACCAACTCCATTCGCAATTACTTCTATGGAAGGTAGTTATCACGGAAAAACTGATGACTCTTGGAAAGAGGTATTATCAAAGGTTGCAGAAGCACACCCTGAGTCTACAGTCGGCCAAAGATATGGTCGAAAAGATATAAAACAATCGAAAACATCAAATATACTCCAGAAATGGAGAAACTCTTGAATTTCTATATTATGCAATCACCAATTAAAGGAGAGTTCATGTATAGACGTTCAATGCAAATCGAGATGCGACACGAAAAAATTTACAATAAACCTAAAAAAGATGTAAAGATGGTAGAAGTCAAAGAAGATTTTTGGAGTCCAGAAAATATTGCAAAGAACCGAGCGGCATATGAAAGAGAATGGTATCCTTGGAAAGCTGAAGGAAAAACTAGACAAGAGTGGTTATCTGAGGGCTGGAAAAAACAATATAAAGATGGATGTGGACTCAAGAATCCATGGGAAGAAGAGGCGGCTTGATATAGATGGGATTTTATAAGCATCAAATTAGTGAATTAGATTTTGATTTAAAAACAAAAACAACAGAAGATGGCAGGCGTTACTTAACACCAAGTGGTGACGCTTATCCATCTGTTACAACAATTCTATCTCAATATAATAAAAAGGCCATAATGGAATGGCGTGAAAGAGTTGGTGCTGAAGAAGCAAATAAAATATCAAGACTTGCAGCCAATCGTGGTACAAAAGTACATTCATTATGTGAACATTATCTACTTAATGATTTATCAGATTTAAAAATAAAATCTTTGATGCCTGATGTAAAGCAAATGTTCAATAGTATCAAACCAATAATTGATGAAAAAATTAGTGTAGTGTATGCCTTAGAACAAGCATTATATTCTAATACTATGAAACTGGCAGGTAGAGTAGATTGTATTGCAAAATGGGACGGTGCAACCTCTATTATAGACTTTAAAACATCCAGTAAACCAAAAAAAGAAGAGTGGATACAAAACTACTTCATGCAATGTACCGCATACGCATTGATGCTTGAAGAATTAACTAACGTACAGATAAATGAAATTGTGGTTTTAATTGCTGTTTATGATGATGAACCACAGGTATTTGTAAAAGAAAAAGAAGAGTTTGTACAGCCTTTATGGCAATACATAGACAAATATTGGGAGAGTCATTGACTTTTCGTCAAACTAGGTGTATAATAGTATTATGATAACAAGTGAGATGATTTATGCCAATTATTGTAGAAGAAATTAAACAACAGGTTGAAGAAGTTATTGTGCAAGCAGGTGAAGTTGCCACAACAGCTCAATCTTATCTAAGCTGGAGTGATAAATCTGAAATTATGGTCGTGATGGCTATAGTTGGTGGTTTATGGCTCTTTTCCAAAATAACCGCCTATGCACTAAAAATATTCGCAGGTCTATTTTTACTTGCTGGCACATTTGCAATTATATTTAACTAGGAGATATTATGCCAAACATACGAGTAGAATACACCAACGAAGGTGAAGAGGTTATCATTGACCGTGATGTAATAAATTTAGATGGTGTCGAAAAAGCTTTTGATGATGTAGGTCAATTGATTGGTTTACCATCTAAGTCAATGAGACAAGAAATGGATAGCATCTATGAAGGTGTGGATAACAACGATCAATTTACTTTTCAGTTTGATGAAGAGGGTGGTGGTCAAACATCATCACCATTTGAGGCTGTTGTTGATGATCAGGTCAAGATGAATGAAAAATATCCAAATGCTCTATATTCAACTTTTCCTTTTGAATATGAATTAATTGATAAGAGTGATTTACCATCCCAACCTACACTAAGGGTTGATTCTGATGAAAGTGATAAATTTTATTATAATGGGACTTAATCATGGCTACAAAAGATGAGATGAAAAAATTTGCTATTGCAATTGAAGGTCTCGTTGCAAATACTGATTACACATATCTTGAAGCGATTGTTGAATATTGTAAAAAGACTGAATTAGAAGTTGAGGTTGCTGCTTCATTAATCAATGCTAATCTAAAATCAAAGATTGAATTACAGGCTAGCGATCTCAATTTACTTAAAGTTAAAAACTCTAAATTACCAATATGACCGGATATGATACTTTTGCATTATATAACTCACTCAAGTTGCATTTTACAAAAGATAGCTTTGACTTTTTTAAGTATGGTGGTAAATCTAGGATATCAGTAAATGCTTTTGAAAATAGAAAAGACAAATGGCACTTTTACAAGATTTCAAGGAAATATATAAAGAGAGAAGAGTTAATTTCTTTTCTGGTAGCCAACTTCTTAGAAAACGACAATATCTGGGCAGGTGAGTTATTAGAGGATAAATGTCATAAAGTATATTTGAGCAGACAAAAGGTCATTCAATCTCTATCTTACACTTTTAAAAATGATTGTTTAAGTTTATTTGAGGGTGCAGAAAATCCGAATGATGTTATCAAAACATCTGGTGACTACCCAATACTATTAAAAAGGGCATTACAAAAGGAGGTAGAGATTGAGACTTTATGTATATTAAATAATATACTCAAGTTTTTTGGTATGTGGAACCGTAAAATATCTGATACAATACGTTGGCCAGACTATTATAGAAAAATATGCAAGTATGCCCCTTTTTTGAGGTATAATGTGTTACCTTATAGATTGATATTAAAAGAGGTTATAAATAAACAACATGAAAACATTAAAGACACTATATAACGAATCTAGCTTAAGTAGGGTACATTCACATACTCAAGGTAGAAATGTCGGCATGATTACTGCCCATCGTGGTGAGTTTGACGCTTCTGAAAATAAGAAGAGAAACAAATCACTAGAGAAAGATATTCGTAAAGCCGGTCATGGTTTCATACGAGTAAAGGGTCGTTATATAGAGAATCATGGTACACCACAGGCAAGACCAGTTGATGAACATTCTTATCTAGTTGTTGGTAAGAAAGGTAAAGATGGTGGTGCATTAAAAGGTTTTCTCAAGAAACATGGTGAGAAATACGGACAAGATTCTGTATTACACAAATCACATGATTCTAATGAAGCACATTTACATGGTACCAAAGAAGGTGGTTATCCAGGTAAAGGTAAGAAAGAAAGTGTAGGAACTTTTCA